GCTGCTGTCATAAAATTGTTTTTTAGGGTACAATACTATATTTCTACAAATATAATTTATAGTATAAAATTATAGATAAAAATAAGGGATTATCTTTTGCAGAATACACCGCAATTTGTGGCATCATTGATCACAGGGTATATTTCTTCCGGCTTGAATAAAACCGATTGCACCTTTCTTTTGAAGTCTTTTAAGTTAGGAATATTATCAATAAGATGAAAAAATTTGCTTCTCTTGTCCTGCACTTCCTGTTCTAATTCCGCCACTTCATCATATTCCTTTTCATTCAAGATCGCCATTGCTTCAAACTCTTTTTTGCTTTTAAAGTAACAGCATTTACAGCCGCCCCGCTGCATATATGCCGGGAAATTTGGCTGCAATCCTATTGACTGTAAAATACGTTTACACATAGCCCGACTAATGCCATGCTCCACTAAAGGATAAGAATATTTTACATGAGAAAGCAGTCCATGATTGCCCGTTCTTAAATTAGCTTCATCAGCATTTAGTCCAATCATTAATTCAACCTCATCAAACTGACGTAAAAAGCTATCAATCGGCTCAATTTTAAAAAGCCTGGTGCAATAACGGGCTTTAAAAGATGGAAAATATTTTCGGTGTTTTATGTAATCGATTAAATTATTGATGCCGGTATTTTCAGCATTTGCTTGCCTTACTCTTATGATCCTGAAATCATTACTATGAAATTCTTTTATTGTGCTTTCAATTTCATCGAATTGTTGATAAAGTGCTTCGTGTTCCGCCCCTGTATCGGCAAAAATGGCATCTGCTTTATTTCCAAATAAAACAGCCATTGTACGGCTTTCAACGCCCCCACTAAATGAAATAAATTGTTTCATGATGATTTATGCAGCGGGCTGATCCACCGGCATATCCATCGGCGCAAGATCATCAATTAGCGAATAACCAGCCTTAACTAACGGTATGTCCATCATAGGGTTTTCAATGCGATCCCATTTGAACAGTTCACGCATTTCATTGCCCGTAGGGGTAATCGGCAGGGCGGAAATAACATTGGCAAGCTGCTGATAGTCGTCCTGCAATTCGGTAATCCCGCTTATATCAACATCAATAAACCGCTTGCGCTTATCGCCCCAGTTTTCGGTAACGAGTTCGCTATTGAATTTATCACGGAAGGTATAAGCCAAAGGAAGGCACACATTGGTGTACATCTGCTTTACCATTTCCTTTACATTGGATTCCGTTGCTGCTACTTCAGAGTTAAAAAGTATGGTTGAAATCTTGTAGATATTGCAGAGGCGTTTGAAGTCTATGTTCTGAAGCGCTATTACTTCCATATCTGCGGCCTTCAAACCGATAGGTATATAACCCTTCTTTGTAGCCGAAAAGAATAATGAACCCCTGTTATCCATTTGGCGCAAATAGCCATTAAATGCTTTTTTCTGATTATCCAGTGCCTCCTGTGTTATTTCTTCACTGCCGGGATATTCTTCGTATAAAATTCCCGGCAATCCACCATTTTGCAATTGTGCCACGGCTGCATCATCAGCACCCGTTAAGCGTGTAAGCAATTTCTTTGCAGGTACCAGCGGTGAAAGGCCGCGCCATCTGGAATAATTAGCCTGGAAATCATAACCGAGTGTGCTATCAGGATTGAATTTCTTTATATGGATGATATCACTTACCGGAATGCTTTTATATATCGTTTCCGTTCCTATTACAAAATCATAACCCGTTACGGCCTGGGGATACTCTTTGGAAACATGAAGAATAATATTTGATGGTGCCAGTACATGCAATTCAGTTACTCGCCCCGTATTTGCACCATTTGTTCCCCGAAACTTGTAAATAAAACATTCACCGCATAAGAGGTAATAACAGAAACATGCAAGGAAGAACTCCTGCTGCGATTGCACCGGGTTTGGACTATTCAGTAATTTTAGAACCGTATCGTTTTCGGGTGCATCTTCCAGTGCCTTCATCTGCATCAGCATAATATCGAATATCCCTTTCGTTGAATAGAACTGGCGATTAGAGAGTGCAGCTAATTTGCGCATGGCCTTTTCATCCTTCTGATAGTACACATAAAAGGGAATAAGTGAAGTTGTTTCAGCGATCTTATTTATGACTGAAAATACCTGGTCCTGGTTGATATATGCATTCGTTGCTGCCGTGGTAGTCCAGTCGGGATATATGGCCGGGTTTGTATTGTAGCCGCGTCCCCAGACCTGCTCTGATAGCATGGCCGTTAGTGCGGGCTGAAATATATTTTGAATCGCTTTTATCTGCAATTCCCCGCTTTTATCCTCAATTTGTTTGAGGGTGCGTTTGCTGTATAATGCAGGCAGCCAGTTTTTCACATTGGATAGATTTTAGTAAAATTAGATATTATTTAATGCTTTTTGGACTAGTTAGTTTTTTTGTTTGTTTACCATTACTTTTTTCCTTTTCACTTTCATATAAATCCTTAAACATTTCAATGTGTTTTTGTGCGTTACAAAGTTCATCTTTTAGGTTCTTCACTTCATCATTTCTTAGATTATACCCATACTCTACATGCATTTGAATTTCTTCATGTGGATTATAACAATCTCTAACAAATTGTTGAATTTTTCGCTTTATATCTTCTGGTTTATCTACGCGCTCTAATAATCGCCGTATAAAAGCTTCTGCATTAAAAATATCTTCTTCTACCCGTTTATATTTTTCTTCAGTCCATGTTGAAATAAAATATTCTTTATAGCTTATTAAATGTTGATGCCATAATGCTATCGCTTTGTCAACTTGTTTAAGTTGCCGGACAGACATTTCGTCAAATTCCCTTAACCATTGTGAATATTTTTCTTCCATAACTTTTTAATAACTATAAATCAATTTCTTTTTCCGCTTATTTAGCTTCGGGTATATTCTCTTTGCACCATTCATCGACCTTACTGTTATATTCCTGCACATCTCCTTTCCAAAATTCCTTAATCAATTCGGCAAAATCTTTTGCAAATAATGCGGTATCATTTTTAAAGTGTACGTACATAAATCCATACCGTTTCATGTACGGCTTAAATGGTTCTATAAACTCTTCAAAAGTTGGCATCTGTATCCAGTTTAGTATGAGTAAACCAATTTCTTTTTCCGCTTATTCAGCTTTGTATAAACCGCATAGCGCAAGGCATCCATCGCATGATCCATAAACTTCACCGGTTCATCCGTTGCCCGCCCCTCCTTATCCAACTTCCACTTATAGGACTTTATTTCCTTCAGCAAATCCGGAGAATTGCGGGTGATAGAAATCGGAAATGATTTTACTTTCTGGATGCCATCATAAACGCTCTTCTCAGCAGGCAAAGCATTAAGCCCCATCCTTCTTATTTCCTCAATCGTTTTAGGTTCTGCACTATCACAAAATAATTCACTTGACCGCGTAATGCCATAGATTTTGATAACATCAGTAAGGTCGGAAGTAGTAAGTTTCGTTTCATAGAATATCTGTTCCGCATAAAGTTTACCTTCTGCCAGGCCTACTTTAACAAGCGCTGATGGATTATTATAGCCGAAGTCAAGACCATAAAAAACTTCTTCGCATACCGGGAAATGGTCGATAAGTTTCCAGTGCGTGTAAATGGTTTCGCTGCTGGTGCCACGAAGGCCTAAGCCATACACTTTCCATAAGTTTTCATCAGCATTCTGCAGTGATTCAATTTCTTCTACCTGCCACCGCGTTAACTGCCCTTTATTGTGCAGGTATGTGGAATGAATGAACTTGGTGTGCGCTTTATCTATCTCATCGTACACATAAGAATACTCATCCGCCGGGTTGAAATCAAGAAATACCGTTTCACTTGTTCTGATGACAAGCTGCGTATAGATATCGAAGCTGATAAGGTTCGCTTCATTTACAAACAGTATGTCACGCCCTATGCCATGCACTTTACCCACATCTTCAGCGCCGAAAAATTCAATGGTGCTGCCATTTGGATAAGCATATACATTATCCGTTCTGTTAAACCAGTCCTCCCGAAATAAACCCAGGTCATTAAGCACCTGCAGCATATCCTTTC